GCTTCGGTAGCTTTCTTAGTAATTTATATGTTTTTTTAAGGTAGTAAATGAGAATTTTAAAATATATAGTTTTGATGATTATTTATCTATTATTTATTTATATTGCGACGTATGTATACGATCCAATTCAACAAGTAAAAACTGATGAGCGTATTGAGAAAATTAAAGATGAAAAGGGGCTGAATGTAAAAAGCGATTCTACGATAGATAGTAATTACGAAAAATGTGGCGGCATGGATTCAAGTGGAAAATATCTATATGAAAATTATAGTGTTGAATTTTTTCATCCATCTTGCCGTAACAATAATCACTATTGTAAAGATAGTGATTATTGCGGCATGACACCAGATAATTCATACGAATGTAAAGGTGGTATAGATTGTGAAATGATAGTATTAATTACCGATCAACATAATGATATTATTCTTAGAGGCGTTAGTAATTTGGATGCTTTAAGCTTGAATAGTGAGATCTTTGGAGATGTGGTTAAGCTGCAAAGAATGCCAAATAACTTTCCTTACCTGGTTTTAAAAGATACAAGTTTTGGCTCGTGGGGGCAGGGTTATTACTATCATCTTTACTCAACGCAAGATAAGTTTAAAAAAATAATTGAAATTGGGCCGAGTTATGAAGGTTTCTACAAAGACCCCAAAGGTAATTACATTATCGATATTCAGCAGAATTACTGGCCAGAATACGGAAGTAATGCTGACCATTTGACTGATGAGGTGTCGTATCGATTGACTAGTGATAAAGAGTACCAGTCTACCGGTAAAGTATTTGTACTTGATATGGATGCGATTAAAGCTAGAGTGATTAGCTTTTCAAATAAAGAAATTGCTAGATTGATGACATATGCCAAACAATCTAATAAGAAAATTACAAAAGCATTTGATAGTAAAAAAGAATGGAGTTATTTTTGGGCACCAGACAGTGCATCAGAAAAATGGCCGCTTAGATTATTAAGAATAAGAGAATCAGATCCGCGTAAAGGTTACGTGTACGGAGACTTATTTGATCTTGTGAGAAATGGACGTATGGATTTGGCTAAAAAATATTTTAACATCCTAATTCCAAATCGATATATTGATTATAAATCCGTGTTGCCAGAATCTTTAAACACTAAAGAAAAGTTGTGGAAAGGGTATTTAAATGATTTAAAAGAGCAAAGTGCATATAGAAGAAACTCGAGTAATCCTTTTTTCTTTCCAGATGAGTCCACAAAAGATTTATATTGGCCAATATTTGAATTTTTATAAATATTAAGCTACCGAAGTCGCACGTAGGCGACTATTTCGGCTACTTAATATTTTCAACATCTACCACTTTAAGTTTTACATCTAAGGCCTTAATCTCTTGAGCAACTCTCGGCATTTAAAACAAATAAGTCAATTATTCCAAGGTTATAATGCATTCTGATCTTATGGAAGTGCTTATTGCAGTATCAATTCCATAAAAATATATTAACAAACCAAAGGATAAAGACAATGAACAAATCAGAACTAATCGAAGCAATCGCAACAGCAGCAGGCTTAACTAAAGCAGATGCAGGCAAGGCTCTTAATGCAATGACTGGTGCAATCACTGGCGCTATGACTAGTGGTGATGGTGTGCAACTTACAGGTTTTGGTTCATTTATTGTTAGAGATCGTGCAGCGCGCACAGGTCGTAACCCACAAACGGGTGCCGCTATTCAAATTAAAGCATCTAAAGTTGCTGCATTTAAAGCGGGTAAAGCATTAAAAGAGGCTGTTAACTAATTCGGTCAATCGACCACTGAGAAGAATATCAAGCACCTTCGGGTGCTTTTTTTATGGCTCAATGATATCAACACCTATTTCACTTAAGAAGTCAATATCAGTTGTTACCTCAACAGGAGTGTCATCTATTATTGGGACTGTGTTATTCTCTATCTTTGCCTTTAACTCAACTCCCTTCTGCTTTAATGGCTGCTTAGCCTCACCAAACTCAAAATTAAACCTCAAAAACACCTGATAACTCGAGTTGTCATCATCCACCTTGCCAGGCAAGAAGTAGCTTAAAAATGGAATAGTCTCTTTCTTGGATCGTGAGTTGAGTAAGGTGGACAGATTAAACAATGGCACTAACTGTCCTGACTTTAATAAGAACTGAGTTTTAAAGTCTCTTTTGTCTGTGACTGGCACATCATTAACAAATCCTTGTAAGAATGAATGAGACTGCTTTAAATTAACAATAATGGTCTGATCATCCACATACTGAGTAGCTACCTTAAATTCAAAGCCAACATTGTTGTAAGAGATCTTTTCACCAACGACTCTGTCACTGGGCTGTTGTTTGGATGTTGAGGCTGGCTTAACCAGGTTATCTGAATTAAGTCGAACACTGGACACACTGCTAGACTTATAATCTTTTAAGATGATTGGGTACTTGGTGACAAAGTTAGAGCTAAAGCTCTGACCTACTTCAACCAAGGCAGTTGAATTGATTTTGGTTAAGGTTTTGTAATCAGTCTTTAGATAGTCAAGTAACAACAGATTTGGTATTAAAGTGGCAGATGGGCTAATACTAAAAAAATCATTTTGGAAGGTGTACTTAAGACTGAAGTCCATGTAGTCTTTTTTACTAAATGACACCAATATAAAATCAATCTTGATATTGTTAGAAGTGTCAATAAGACGCATTAGATTATCAAGAATCTCAATTTGTTGTTTATTACAATAACAAAATACTGAAGTCTTGTTCATAACGATGTTCGGTGCTATGGTTGACAAGATCATTCCTTGATTCTCAAACTTCTTTTGATTCTTGAAGATATAAAAATACGGCTTTTGCAGTCTATTGACAGCACGCTCTCGTCTTTGCTCATTGGTGAGTACTGGCTGTTGTTTGTCAGGCACCAACTCAGATTGCAGCTCTTTACCAAAGTTAAGCGCATCCCCTGAGCTAAACGCATCTATTACATAGATACCTTTAGATATAACAAAACCAATAAAGATAATAAAAAGTACAATAAAGGCGTAGTACTTCTTAGGAATGCTGGATTTGTAGTTATGAATACTGGCAGACTTATAAACTTCAAAAAACCGCTTATCTAAGACAAATGGCTTACTTGACTGTTTAACCGGCTGTTTATTCTCTGTGGTCTCAGCACCCAGATAATGATTAACAAAGCTCTTTTGTGTGCCAAAAGGCCTATTGACTCTAAAGTGATTCTCCACTAAATTACGTATATCAATATTAAGATCTTTTTGAGATTGAGTAATAAAGATAAAATCAAAACCAAAATGACGATGAATCTTTAAAAATGAGACAAAGCCGGTAAAGCCGCTTCTATTACTTGAGCGGGGAGAGTAGCGGTGAGCCTCATCAATAACAATCACTGAGTTGTCAGGGAACTTGGACCGGTTCTCACTTTCCTGGTCTTCAGGAAGATTATCTAGATCTTCATACTTGGCGGTAGTAGCATCTTTAACGTCAATACTATCAAAGGCAATAAAGAACAAAGGCCGGTCAATGGTTGAGCTAAACGTCTTTGACTCTTTGTCATAATTGATAAAACCTTCCTTCTCAAGGAAGGTTAACGCATAAATGTTTTTGCCGTGTCCGGGTCTACCGGTGATTAGATGGATCATAGTTATTTATTAATTAAGTTTATTTTGTTGTTATGGTTTACTATTAGCACTAGCTCTTATAGCCCGTCATAGAGCCAAGGATGCCTGACTTAGAAGCGTTAAATCTTGTCGCTCTAAACACAGCAATATTAAGCTTTAAGGCAAAGATGCCAAACCACAAAGAGATAATCAGATTAAAAAAGTCATAAAAATGGAAGTAAAGTAAGGCCTCTTCTAGCGTTGTGCCAAATGCATTGCCATCGGTATTAATAGCGGAACCAAAATCAAAGATATTAGCCAGCAGTGAGCTCACATAAGTTTGTATGCCAGTCATATCAAAAATGGTGGATAGAATCTCAGTGCCGTAAAAACCTAAGATTAGCGTAAAGATGGCACTGGCAATCCAGACAATAAACTGGAAGGCAAAAAAGAAGGTGATGAAGTTTGAGCTTATCCAGGTAAAAAAACTAAAGGATAAAACTTTAGCACCGGTAATAAACCGAAGTACTGCATTAATAGCAATAACAATAGCGCCCATTAGCTTATCTCCTTAACGGGTGACATATCTAAAGCCTACAACAAGGGTTAATAAAATAATAATAGTCATCATCAAATTAAACAGCGGACGTGAGTACATACAAATAAATGAAGTATCAACGGTAATTACCTGACCACCTAATACATTAATACTAAAGCTATCAAATGGACAAGTACCGCCCGTGCCTGCAAAATTAGCATCTTGGCCATAGGTTGAAGTTGATCCACCCAGTTCTGCTAACTTAGCAATATTAAAATCATTTTCATAGCCAGAGCCTTGGTTGTCAGGATTATCAGGCGATAGTAAATTGGTTAAGGTTGTACCCAATCCATCAACATAGCCTGTGCCAATATCTTGATAGGCAACTTCTCCAGTAAACTCACCCTGCGTTACAGAACCACCTGATTTAAGGGCAGCGGTATTAGCATCAATTGATGCTTTTAAACCTGATAGCTCATTGGTATTGCCTGTAGTAGCATCTGTATTAGCCGTTAGGATGTCAATGTTATTGGTGGTCACTGCTGCGCTGGCATTTAAAGCGTTAGTGTTAGCATCTGTAGCCGTGGTATTGGCATCAGTGGCAGTGGTATTTGATTCAACAGCAGTTGTATTGGCATCAAGTGCTGCAACATTAATGCCGCCGCCCGTATTAGGATTGTCATTTAAATACGCATTAACTACGTTATCAACCAACACTTCAAAATCAGCCGTGTCAGTAAATGCTTCAATAGAAGCGGTCGCATTTACTTTAGTATTCTCTACGGCTTGTACATAATCATTAATACTGGCTAGTGCTTGAGTTTGAGTATCATCAACCAAACTTACTAAATCAGTCATTGAATCCACAGAGGTAGTTTTAGAGGTCTCAACCAAAGCTGATAGATCATTCATTAATGTTTCTGTTTGAGTTTTGGTGTTTTCAACAGAAGTTAAAAAATCATCAAGTGTGTTGGTCGCTTGTGTTTGTTTGGCATCAATGGCTTGTGTGGCAGTTTGCTTGTCTTGTTCAAGCTGAGCTTCTTTATCATCAAATGATGCAAGCTTAATGCCGTACTGAGCTTCAAGCTCGGCCTGGGTAATAGTAAAGCTGCTCATTGATGCATCTGCACTATCAACTACCTCTTGTTTTTTGGTTTCAATGGTTTGTACGTCCTGCTCAATCTCGTCATGTAGCGACAAGATTAGATCTGTACGGGCAATGGCATTTTCACTAAGTAGATTAATGGCTTCGGTAATGGTACTTAACTCACTAAGTAGGTTGGTAGCATCACCGGCTGATTGACTTAAAGAACTTAAATCGTTTAATAGCGTTTCTGCAGAAGTTGCAGATTGTGAAGCACTAATGGCTGAATCAGCAGCGCTTATGGCACTATCAAGAGCGCTACCACTGGCAGAGTCTGCTTCATTTGCAAATTGATTAATGTCACTTAGTTGCTGCTCTGCCTGATCTGTATAGCTAGCAATAGCATTGGTATATTGCTCAGCAAGGTTTTGATAAGACTCTGCATTATTAGCAAAGGCTTGTGAGTTATCAGCATTTTGTTCTGCCACCTGTGCCCAAGTTGCAGTGACATCTGCCCATTGTTCAGATAGATCAGCGTAAGTTTGCGCATCATCAGCACTCATAGCGGCCGTACCTGCATAGTAAGCGGCATCATCCAGTAAAGACTCCATTTGCCAAACAATATCCTCAGCAGCGGCGAGTAGCTCTTCACATTCCTCACAAGCATTAGCACTCATGGGCATGAGTGTTAATGTAAATACAAGAGCGGTGAAGAGTTGTTTAATCATTAATTTGTTTTTGCTGTTATTGATCTTTTGGCGGCATGCCCATCCAAGCGAGTAGTGCTAGATAAGCCAGAGTAATACCGATTAATAAGTAGATCATTTTTTGCTTTCCTTTTGTTGTTGTTTACTTTTTGTTTCTTGTTACTGTTATTGGTAGTTAATAAGTAATAGAGAGATTCGAATTAATGTCAATTAACTCAAACCTCTCTAAAGGTTTGTACTAGCTGTGCGTAATCAAACGCTTAAAGCTATTACTAGCCACGTGATGCTAGACCACGGATCTTACGATAAAACATTACCGTTAGACCTAGAGTGATGAAGGCACCCATTACCGCTACTGCAGTTGTCTGAATATTAGTGATCGTGCCAGTAATATCCGCTGCATCATAGTCCACTGCTACTGCATAAGCAGAGTTAGCACCCATAACGGCTAAAGATGTCAATGCAAGTTTTAACTTGTTCATGTTCTTCTCCAATTGTCAGACTTAAAAAGGGTAAGTCATTAACCCATCGTATTTGTTCTTATAGATTAACCACGTGAGGCTAACCCACGGATCTTGCGATAAAACATCATGGTTAGCCCTAGCGTAATAAAAGCACCCATCACCGCAATAGCGGTGTTTTGGATATTAGCAATCGTGCCGGTTATGTCACCTGCGTTGTAAGCTACTGTCCCTGCACTGGTTGTAGTTGTACCACCTGTGGTATCAGTTGTCGTTGTATCGGTTGTTGTGGATCCTGCATTAGGATTCTCATCAATAAACATCTGATAATCTAGATAATTAGCCGCTTCATATTGAGCAGCGCTAAAGACATCAAAAGAATCACCATAGTAGGTTGTTAAAACATCCGTAGCCCCGTTAAAGCTATTACCATAAATATCCTGATAGACATTAGACCCAGATAGGTAATAATAATTACCATTAGGATCGTGATTATCAACATAATAAAGATCTGTCGATGTAGCATCTGGGCCTGTGCCAGCACTCCAACTCACCATGTCAACCGCCATTGATTGACTAGACATTAGCATCACTGCTGGGGCAAAACCGATCAACAAGATATTTTTTAAAATTTTATTCATCTTATTTTTTCCATTTGTAAGCTTAGTAAGAGCAAGCTATTAACTCATCTGTTAAAGAAGACATTAAAGCTAAGTACCATCACTACCAGTGAGAATACAAAGATAAAATCAAGCAGTGTGAATGTGTCATTCAAGATGCACCACCAGTTCTTATTACTTTGCCTAGGTATGCCATTGAGTAGCTAACCACCATAAACAGTAGTAAGGCTAAAAAAGTGTTTCTATATTCAATCTCAGATGGGAACCAGGCGGAATTAAAAGCAAAAACAGGTGCGCACGAAGTCATTAGTACCAATGCTAAAGAAGTACGTACCTGAAACCTAAAAAATGGGTTTTTTGAACTCATAACTAGGTTTTGTGTTTAAGCACTAGAGTTAGATCTCGTGAGATTTGCAGATCGCCAAATCCGCCAACAGTGATCAAGTCAGCTAAGTGATATACTCCGATTGCATACGGATTATCTTCTGCACGTGTTTGACCTCGATCATGTAATTGAATAGCACAACGTGATGGATAAGCAACACCATCAGTATGCAACCATGCTTCTTGCTTAACAATCTTAAAAGGATTGTTAGTACGTTTAGAGATACCCTCTAAAACATCTACCTTGCACTCTTTAGTGATCTCTATCTCGTAACCATCTTTAATGATGGTACGAGGCTCATTTGTATTTGACATATTTTTTATTCCTATTATTTTTTTTAAATTCCTTTAATTGCTTTGTTTTTAGTATTATTTTGTTATTCACTAATTAAAAGGCTCATGAGGTGTTTAAGCAGATCTCAACTGCATAGGCGCATCATTGCGCATATCTGGTGGACGAGCAACTTTTAGTTGCTGAAGAAACTCGTAAATTTGATGTTTGGTGCGTAGCTCTGCCAGACTTAATATGTAGGCTTGAGCTTTGTGTTTAACCACATTCATCCAATCGGCATAATGAATGGTAATAATCTCTTTGGCCTGTTCGATTTGTTCCTCGAGCAATTCTTTGTCTGATTTTTGTTCAATGTTAAAAAAGGCTTTAAGGCCACGTGACCAAAATAGTTGGCGTTTGCCTTTAAAGGCATCGGCATATTCTCTAAACAGCGCACCTGCTCGATGATTGCCTTGATCGTATTCATCGAGGAACTGGAATGGGGTTTTACTGGTTTTAGCTTTGCCTTTTTTAATGTGCGCCTTGGCTATTTCATAATCAAGACCCCATTTGGCAACGTAGCTTGCTGCAAAGTCACCACTACAAATATCTACACCATTAGCAATACTTGGGCGTTCTAGTCCTGAATCAATACAAGCTTGCGACCAAGCCGCATAAACATAGCGACGAAGATTAACAATAGAGAAACCTCTATCAACAAACCACAGCTCATGCAAATGTGGATGCCAACCGTTAGCTTCTGAGTGGGTGGTTTCTAAAGAGCGAATTGTGCCTTTAATACCGTACAAAGAGCGCAAGTGCTTTGAATACGCACTGCGGCCTTTAAACTTCTTAGAAGCTTCTGATTGTTTAGAGAGTAAATCTTTTAGGTTGTCTTCCTTCGAATGCGGGAAGGTAAGAGTAACTAATAACACTTCACCACCTTTTGCAATCCAAGCGTCAACTGCGGTTGATATTTCAAGGCGTCTTTTTTCAGAGATTTTAGAAGAGCAAGATGGGCAAGACCAAACAGATCCACAAGTTTGCAAGCCTGAGAAGTGAGCTTTGCCAGTGTCAACGTGTTTAAGAACTTTAACTTTTGATGAGGTTGGTTTTTTGCCGCACTTGCAAATTCTTTGATCGTGCAGAATGGTTGCAGCAATATCACGAAGCCTAAAATTATCAGTACGGTTATCTTGAGAGATATCTGTCAACCCATCAATAGAATCTTTGAAGATGTCTATTGTATGGGGCCTGTGAGATTTCGCCTTATTACCAAGCATGATGCACCCGGGTAAACTCTTCAACAACCAGTGCAATACGAGCGTCATGATTAAAACTACAAAGCGTAATAGTGGTGCTTAGATTAAGACTAAGCTTATCAAGATCTTCCCAATGTACCAGTTTTTGTAAATTAATATCTTTAACCACTGGACGACATAATGCCTGTGATTCAGATAGTGCGATTACTTGATAAGCGATTGGTGTATTTATTTGGCTAACGCAATAAACGATGTCATTGAATTTGATGGTCATTACAAAGATCCTGTGGTGCGAATTGGGGATTTGATATTGACATACCAAACACCTGCCGTTCTTTTGGTTGAGTAGTCGGTAATTTCTTTTCCTTTGGAATTTATCTTGCGACCTTTAAGAATTCCCTGAGTGCAAAAATAGTTAACTTCAGTGAGAGGCATTCCAGTTAACTCTGCATATTTACTCGCTCTAACTTCTATAACTGGTGATGTGGCAAGACTTACAGAGACATCAATCTCATGCGTAACCACTGTTTTTAATTCATTTGTATCTATCTTCATAATGCTTCAATCCTATGTGTAAGTATGTATAATGAGTCATATAAAACCGTTCTTTTTAGAACCTAAATTTATTATATACAGTTCCTTTTGAAACTGTCAAGGATTATTTTTTATGGAGTTTGACAAAAAGTTAAAATTGTTAAGAAAAACAGAGGGTTACACGCAAAAAAAATTTGCAGAATTACTGGATAGCTCGGAAATTAGTATTAGAAATTATGAAGCTGGTAGAAAAAATCCAAATGGAAAGTTCTATATGGAACTATGCAAAACATTTCCTGAATATGCATTTTGGATAACCACTGGAAGGATTGATCCACCAAAGCATATTGATCCACATATCAAGAGTGAGAATGAAGTTCAAAATAATAACGTAGGATAGTATTGTTTGACAATAGTATTGAAATACGATACTATATAAAAAAACATAAGAATGATTAAAAGTTACGCCGATAAAAAAACTGAAAAATTTGCAATTGATGGAAAGCATAAAACTATTGCTGGACAGATTAGCAAGCGTGCACTGATGAGATTGATTCAGATAGATAACGCCACTTGTTTGGATGATCTTAGATCTCCAGCATCAAATCATTTAGAAAGGCTAATAGGAGACAGGAAGGATCAATACAGTATAAGAATTAATCAACAATATAGAGTGTGCTTCGTGTTTGAAAATGGCAACGCATATGATGTTGAAATTATTGATTACCATTAAACGGACGGGCGACACACAGCAGTCCAGAAGGAGAAATAACCATGATTAAAAACAATTTCCATCCAGGTGAATTTTTACAAGAGTTGTTAGAAGATTACAACATTACTGCTTATCGCCTATCTAAAGATATTTTTGTGCAACAGACTCGCATTAGTGACATCTTAAAAGGAAGGCGATCAATTAGTAGTGATACAGCAATAAGGCTTGGCAAATACTTTAACAACTCGCCACAATACTGGCTAAACCTACAAGATAGCTATGATTTAACTAATTGTAATGTTGAAAATTACCACAGTATTAATCCTATTCAAAGGGTTGTGTAAATAATTACGTTAATGAGGTAAAAAATGGTCAGAAAAAATCCAAATGGAACATTTACCGTTGATATTACTCAGGGGCGAAATAAACGCATACAAAAACGCTTTAAAACTAGGCAAGAAGCCCAAGGCTATGAGCGTAATTTTATTACTGAGGTCTATCAAAACAAAGACTGGGCAAGCGTAAAAAAAGACAATAGAACGTTGTTAGATTTAATTGAAGCATGGTACACAATGCACGGTCAAAGCTTGAGAGATGGAGAGCAGCGTAAAGCGCTATTAAAGAAGGTAGCTAATGATTTGGGCAACCCTATTGCTTCAGATTTTTCTGCTAAAGATTTTGCACATTATCGAGCTAAAAAACTAAAGGTACACAAGCCAAAAACAATTAATAACAAGCAAACTTATTTATCAAGTGTGTTTAATGAATTGAGACGCCTGAAAGAAGTAAATTATCCAAATCCTTTGGCAGAAGTTCGCACTATCAGGATTCCAGAGAGGGAGTTGTTTTATCTTGATGATGAAGAAATTAAAAAATTATTTAAAG